GCGCGGCAGCAAATTCTGAAGGACAATGCAGCATGACCACGAAAACACACAAAGCAAAGACTGGCGCAAAGAAGCCAGTCAGAAGGCACGAGAACAAGGCCGAGTTGATCGGCTTGGTGCTTTCCGGAATGCGTAACGGTCTGAGCGCCTTCAAGGCCTGCGAAGCCGCTGGTTTGTCGCAAAGCACTTTCAACCTGTGGGTCAATGAGGACGCAGAACTGGCCGCAGAATACGCGCGCGCGAGGGAAGACCTGATCGAGCGCATTGCCAACGAGGTGATCGAGCTGAGCGATGCCGATGTCGGAATGCAGCCAGACGGCAAGAAAGACTGGGCAGCGGTGCAGAAGCACAAGCTGCAGGTCGATACCCGAAAGTGGCTGCTGTCCAAGCTGGCCCCGAAGAAGTATGGCGAGAAGATAGAAGTTTCTGGCGATCCTGCCAATCCGCTGGTTCAACGCATTGAGCGCGTGATCGTCAAGACATGACCGTCCTGCAGCTTGCAACCCCCGAATGGGCGCTTCCCCTGCTGGAGCCAAGCCGCTACAAAGGCGCATGGGGTGGCCGAGGCTCGGGCAAGTCCCACATGTTTGCCGAGCTGATGATTGAGGCCCACATCATGGATCAGAAGCGGCGCAGCGTCTGTGTGCGTGAAATCCAGAAGTCGCTCAACCAGTCCGTCAAGCGCCTGCTGGAAACCAAGATTCAGGACATGAACGCTGGCGCTTACTTCGAGGTGCAGGATGTCGTCATCAAGTCCAAGAAGGCCGATGGCGCGATCATCTTCCAGGGTATGCAGAACCACACCGCAGACTCGATCAAGTCGCTGGAGGGCTATGATTGCGCCTGGGTGGAGGAGGCCCAGAGCCTGAGCCAGACCAGCCTTGACCTGCTACGGCCCACGATCCGCAAGCCAGGCTCCGAGCTGTGGTTTACCTGGAACCCACGCGATCAGTCCGATCCGGTGGACTTCCTGCTTCGAGGCCCGACACCGCCCAAAGATGCCACTGTCCTGAAGGTCAACTTCACCGATAACCCGTGGTTCCCAGAAGTCCTGCGCGACGAGATGGAATACGACAAGCGGCGCGATCCCGACAAGTACAGCCATGTCTGGATGGGCCAGTACCTGACCAACAGCAGCAGCCGAGTGTTCAAGAACTGGCGCGTCGAGGACTTCGAGGCACCGCCAGACGCCATCCATCGCCTCGGCGCAGACTGGGGCTTTGCCGTCGATCCGACCACGCTGGTGCGCTGCCACATCATTGGCCGCACCCTATACATCGACTACGAGGCCTACATGATTGGCTGCGAGATCGTGAATACCCCCGAGCTATTCATGACCGTTCCCGAGGCCGAGAAGTGGCCCATCGTGGCCGACTCGGCCAGGCCAGAGACCATCAGCCACATGAAAAAGAACGGGTTTCCCAAGATCATGACGGCGATCAAAGGCCCGAAGTCAGTCGAGGAAGGCATCGAGTTTCTCAAGAACTACGACATCGTGGTGCACCCGCGCTGCATCCACACAATTGACGAGCTGACCCTTTACAGTTATAAGCAAGACCCATTGACCGGCAGAATATTGCCCGTGCTGGAGGACAAGAAGAACCACGTCATTGACGCCTTGCGGTATGCCTGCGAGGCCGTGCGGCGATCCAGCGCAGCCAGGCCTGTTGCTTTTACCCCCATCGCCAATATGAAAAAGTGGTGAGACAATTGCACAAATTGAGGAATTAATCTATGGCCAGAATCTCAAACGACCAACGGCTTTCGAATCTGCACAGCGAAGCCCTGCGCCAGTTCAATGACATCCAGACTGCGCTGAGGGATGAGCGCCTGCAGTGCTTGCAAGACAGGCGCTTCTACTCCCTGTGCGGCAGCCAGTGGGAAGGCCCACTGTGGGATCAGTATGAGAACAAGCCCAAGTTTGAGGTCAACAAGATCATGCTGGCGGTCATTCGCATCGTCAACGAATACCGCAACAACCGCATCACTGTGGACTATGTGTCCAAAGATGGCACAGATAACGAAAAGCTGGCCGAGGTCTGCGATGGTCTATACCGTGCCGACGAGCAGGCATCCGTTGCCGACGAGGCCTACGACAACGCCTTCGAGGAGGCAGTCGGCGGCGGCATTGGTGCATGGCGGCTGCGCACCGTCTACGAGGACGAGGAGAACGGCGAAGATGACCGGCAGCGCATCCGCATGGAGCCGATCTTCGATGCCGACAGTTCGGTGTTCTTTGACCTGAACGCCAAGCGCCAGGACAAGTCGGACGCAAAGTATGCCTTTGTGGTCTCCAGCATGACCCGTGAGAGCTACAAAGAAATCTACAACGACGATCCCACGGACTGGCCCAAGATCATCCACCAGTATGAGTTTGATTGGGCAACGCCTGATGTCGTTTTTGTGGCTGAGTACTTCAAGGTCGAGGAAAAGATCGAGACCATCCGAATCTTCCAGGCCATCGACGGCACCGAGGAGCGTTACAGCTCTGCCGATTTCGCAGCCGACGAGACCCTAGAGGAAACGCTGGCAGCAGTCGGAACCATCGAGGTGCGGCAGAAAAAGGTCAAGCGCAAGCGCGTGCGCAAGTACATCATGTCCGGTGGCAAAGTGCTTGAGGATGCTGGCTACATTGCAGGCAACTGCATCCCGATTGTGGTGGTCTACGGCAAACGCTGGTTCGTGGACAACATCGAACGCTGCATGGGTGCGGTGCGCCTGGCCAAAGATGCCCAGCGCCTGAAGAACATGCAGCTCTCCAAGCTGGGCGAGATCAGCGCACTGTCCAGCGTCGAGAAGCCAATCTTGGTTCCAGAGCAGGTCGCAGGCCACCAGGTCATGTGGGCCGAGGACAACCTCAAGGACTACCCGTACCTGCTGGTCAATCCGATCACAGGGCCAAACGGCGAGCAGCAAATCAGCGGCCCCATCGCCTACACGAAAAGCCCACAGATACCTCCAGCAATGGCCGCGCTCTTGCAGATCACAGAGACCGACATGCAGGAAATTTTGGGCAACCCACAAGGGGCTGACAAGATGGTGTCTGGCATGTCTGGCAAAGCCGTGGAGATGATCCAGACTCGTGTGGACATGCAGTCTTTCATTTACATGAGCAATTTTGCCAAGGGCATGAAACGCTCCGGAGAAATCTGGCTGAGCATGGCAAGAGACATCTACGTTGAAGAAAAACGCAAGATGAAGGCCATTGCACCAACTGGTGAGTCAAGCGTGGTCGAACTCATGAAGCCTGCGATTGACACAGAAACAGGCGCGATGGTCATGGAGAACGATCTCAGCTCTGCCACATTTGATGTGATTGCCGAGGTTGGCCCGTCCAGCAGCAGCAAAAAGCAGGCAACCGTCCGTGCCCTGACCGGAATGCTTGCCATGACGCAAGACCCAGAGACTGCGCAAGTCTTGACCGCAATGGCTATGATGAACATGGAGGGCGAAGGCCTCAGCGATACAAACGCCTACTTCCGCAAGAAACTCCTGCGCATGGGAGTGGTCCAGCCCACCGAGGAAGAGGCCCAGGAACTCATGGCCGAGATGCAGGGCAAGCCCCAAGACCCGAATGCCATGTACTTACAGGCAGCGGCAGAGGAGGCCACCGCCAAGGCCGCCCAGGCCCGTGCCAACACCGTCAAGACCGTGGCCGATGCGGAACTCAGCCGAGCCAAGACGCTGGAGACGCTCGGCAAGGTTGACGAGACCGCCCAGAATATGGCGCTCACAAATGCAGAGGCCGTGCAGCAGATATTGCGCGGCCAGATTGTGCAGCCCGTTGTCAGATGACAGAAAAAGGGCGAGAATGTAATTAACGGTATCCACCCAGCCGTTTTTAATGGGTGAGTTTGATGGGGTTGAAGATGAATGAAAAGGCAGAAATTGATGACAGCGAAGTCGAGGTAGAAGAAGAGGAAATCGTAGTCAGCGAACCCGTTGACGAGGTAGAAACTGAAGATACCGAGGAAGTTGTTGTCAGCATTGGTGAGGAAGCGCCACCTCCCGAAGAACAGACTCATGCGCCTGAATGGGTACGCGAGCTGCGCAAGACGAACCGAGAATTGCAACGTCAGAACCGCGAACTTCAGAACAAGCTGCAAACAACCGCACAGACTGAGACCAAGCCGGTCGTGCTGGGAGTAAAGCCGAAACTGGAAGATCACGATTACGATGCTGATAAATTCGAGGCAGCATTGGCCGACTGGTTTGAGCGCAAGCGACAAGCCGACGAGGCCAGCGCCAGGCAAGAAGCTGAAGTTATGAATCAGCAGAAGGCCTGGAAAGCCAAACTGGATGGCTACGGCAAGGCGAAAGCCGAGCTGCGAGTCAAGGATTTTGAGGATGCCGAGGCCGTGGCCCTGGAACTCTTCAACATCACCCAGCAAGGTGTCATGCTGCAAGGTGCAGATAATCCTGCTCTTGTCGTCTACGCACTTGGAAAGAACCCAAAGAAGGCCAAGGAGTTGTCCGACATCAAAGACCCCGTAAAGTTTGCCTTTGCGGTAGCGAAACTGGAGAAAGAATTGAAAGTTACCAATCGCAGAGCAGCACCCTCACCAGAGCGTATCGTCTCGGGAACTGGACGATCTTCAGGTGCGGTGGACTCAACCCTCGAACGGCTGAGAGAAGAAGCAGCCCGTACTGGCAACATGACGAAAGTCATTCAGTATCGGGCGCAGAAACGATCAGCACCCAAGTAATTTTTTTAGGAGTCAATCATGGCTAATAGTTTTTCAAAAGAAGAGCGCGTTGCGTTCGAGGACATCCTCGAAGGCTTTAACGATGCTCTGGTGTTGTCCCGCAATGTGTCCATCTACAACACTGATGGCTCGATGATGGAGCGCACCAACAACGTGATCTATCGTCCCCAGCCCTACATCGCACAGTCGTACGATGGCATGGATCAGACCGGCAACTTCACTGCCTACACCCAGCTTACCGTCCCTGCAACGCTCGGCTTCCAGAAGTCCGTGCCGTTCATCCTGGACGCACTGGAGCTGCGTGATGCCCTGCAAGAAGGTCGTCTGGGCGATGCTGCAAAGCAGAAGCTGGCCTCCGACATCAACATCGCCATCATGAACGTGGCCGCAGCCCAAGGCTCGCTGGTCGTGACCGTGAACACCGCTGCTGGTGACTACGACGATGTGGCCCTGTGCGACAGCATCATGAACGAGCAGGGCGTCCAATCCTTTGATCGTTACATGGCCCTGTCCTCACGCGACTACAACGGCATCGCTGGCAACATTGCTGGTGGCGCTGGCGGTGCATCTGTGTCCCGCAGCTTTGCTGGCAACAAGTCGAACAACGCCTTCGAGCGTTCTTATGTCGGCATGGTTGCAGGCTTTGACACCTACAAGCTGGACTACGCAAACCGCATCGCAGCTCGCACTGGTTCAGACCCGACGATGAGCACCTTGGCTGCTGCCGGTAACTACTACGTTCCGCAAGCAACCCAGACCGCTGCTACCGGCGAGACCCAGAACGTGGACAACCGCTTCCAGACCATCACGGTCTCCAGCACCACTGACCTGCCTGCCGGTACGCCGATCCAGATTCAAGGCGTTGAGGCTGTGCATCACATCACCAAACAGGGGACTGGCTTTGCCAAGACCTTCCGTGTGGTGCAAGTGGTTAACGCCACGACCTGCGTCATCACCCCCCCGATCATCTCGGCCCAGGGCGGTACTGACGCTGAGTTGCAGTATCAAAACGTCATCGTGACCCCAGCTTCTGGCCGCACCATCACGCGCCTGAACGTGGCTGCAGCACCCATCAACTGCTTCTGGCAGAAAGATGCGCTGGAGATTCTGCCTGGCCGTTACGCTGTCCCGTCTGATGCTGGTGTCGCAGTGATGCGTGCAAGCACCGACCAAGGCATCGAGCTGGTCATGCAGAAGCAATACGATGTCAACACCATGAAAACCAAGTATCGTCTCGATACCTTGTTCGGTGTGGTCAATAAGCAGCCAGAAATGTCTGGCATCTTGCTGTTCGGTCAAGCATAAGGAGTCATCATGAGCTATCAAGTAATTTTCACTCAGGGCACTGCTGTTGTTACCGTGCCTGCTGGCGAGAAAATCGCTGTTCAGGCCTTCTCACCAGCAAATGTGTTTCAGGAAGTTGGTTTCCCCAATTTCCCTGATTCGCAGGATTTGCTGCAAGTGGTCGAGAACACCACCTATGTGTCAGGCGCATTCACCAATGCCACTATCGTGACCATCCAGGCCGGTGCATCGGGCGCTTACTACTCGGTGGGCGTTGCACCTGACATCAGCAACAACGGCAACTGGCAGCCCCAGGGCGCGCCAGCCAACATTGCTGATGGCGGCTCGATGGCGGCAACTGCTGCCAACGTGCTGACTGGCATCATCACTGCAACGCCTACGGCAAGCCGTGACATCCAGTTGCCAACAGGTACAAACCTTGATCTGGCAACTGAGTGGGCAATTGGTGATTCGTTCGACTTCAGCGTCATCACTTTGGCTGCATTTGCTTTGACTCTCACGGTCAATACTGATGTAACCATCGTTGGTTCTGCCGCAACTGCTGCTACGGCTGGTGCATCTGCACGTTTCCGTTGCCGCAAGACTGCGGCTAACACCTTCGTCGTCTACCGCATCGGCGGCTAAACCAAGACAGGCCAGCAGAGATGTTGGCCTGTTTTTTTAACTGGAGAACGAAATGCCAATGACCAAAGGTTACTCTCAGAAATCCATCGGCAAGAACATTGCGATGGAAATGAAATCGGGCAAGCCACAAAAGCAAGCTGTTGCAATGGCACTCAGCACGGCAGCCAAGGCAGCAAAAGCCGCAGGCAAGCCAAGCAAAGCGCCGATGAAGAAAATGAAATGATTAAGTCAGCCGCAATCGTCAAGACCAAAACTCTCGCCCCGTGGCGAGAGTTGCGGCTGCAAAAGCGCAAAGCCAAAAAGATTGCGATGCTTGAGCGCAAAGCGATCAAGCAGTATTACCCATCCCGCATTGATGCCCCAATCATTGAGGTGCAAGCTGCACCGCAGGACGATGCGCCCCCAACCCGCACTGAGCTGGAGGCCAAGGCCACAGAACTTGGAATCAGGTTTGATGGTCGCACAAAGGACAAAAAGCTGGGACAATTGATCCAAGACAGACTGTCTACAGGAGAAT